CGGTATATCGTGGCAGGTGCAGCGCGGAGCGGGGCGGCTTCATAGCAGCTTCCGTAGTTGCTCTGATGTCTCTTCGGCGGGAGCGCCGGTGTCCGGCTTACCTATACCGATGCGGATGGAGCCGTCCGGTGAGATCTCGACGTTTCGGATAGGCAGCCCAGTTGATCGCACCGATTTAACCGCTCTCGCTATTTCACTGGGCCTAAAACGCCACTGACCATTGCTCATTGGACACACTACGGGTGCTGGAGGAAGCGCCCATCGCCGTGGCCAGCCGTGTCCGTCGTGCTGGGTTGGGATTTTCGCGTCGGCACCCAAGGGCATCGCTGGCTAAAATACCAAGCAGCCCGCAAAAACTCAACTATGTGACTAAACTTCCCCGCAGATGTTCTCACGCGCTCGGCACGGTCGGTGATGTCCAAGGCGCAATGATGTTGCTGTTCTTGTCGGGGACGTTGCAGTCGTAGAAGCCGGAGATGTTGTAGTTGGTCCTTGTCGCCGTCGACGCCGGACGCGCGGCGAGCAGGCAGGCATGATGTCGACCATTGGCGGCTTCTTGTTCGTGGTGCGCGCACTAACTGCCTTGCGATGGAATACAGCGCGCTCAAGGTCGACATGGCCGCGCCCTATCGCGGGCGTCAGGGCAGCGCCGCAGATCGCGCCAGCGCGGGTGCCGGTGTAGAGCGCGACCAAGATGAACCGGGCGAGGTGCTTGCTCGTGTAGGGGCCGGAAGTGCCGCCGCGATTGCGCTTGCGAGCGCGCCAAGCGGTCCAGATCAGGTGAGCCGCCTGACTCCGTGTCAGCCAGAGATCGCGCGCCTCCGGCGCATCGGGCAGCACGGGGCGGAACACGATGTTCGCACCGCCGACCTTGTCGCGGAGGGTGTGATTGATTGCTGCCGCGAGGTCTTCAAGCTCGCGTCGGGCTGCCGACAGTGAGCCGCGCTTCTCGGCATACTCGCGCTGCAAAGAACCATTCAATTCACCGACGACCTTGAGGCCGAAGAAGTCGAGCAGGGTATCGAGGCGCTTGCGGATCGCATCCGGCCGCGAGAGATTCTGCGCGCGCTCCGTCCAATAGATTGAGATCGCATCGGCTACTTTGACGGAATTGGGATCACTTCCGCGCGCGGCTTTTTTCGGGTCGTGCTTTTGGGCGACGTACTCGGCGAGGGCTTTTTCGGCTCCCGCAACATCGCCTTCGCTGCAGCCAGTGCTAAATTCCTTTCCTCCGTCGAGGATGATCCATGTTGCCGCTCTGTCGTCTCGGCCGGGCCGGAGCCAGAGTCGGGCGGTCTTGCGGGGACGCGGCATCGGTTTCTCATCTCCTCGATAGCGGCGAGCGTGACGAAGTACTTGCCCGCGATGGGCTCGTGATCGAGCTTCCCTGCGACAACTAGACGGCGCAACGCTGATGCGGTCATCGAGCCGTCAGGGAAAGCCAACTGTGCTGCGATTTCCAGTCGCAGCGGCGTGGTTGGTGTTATCGCTTCCGGTGCCGGGAGCCGCACCTTGGTACGCATTACTTCACTCCGAGAGTAGACGCGGCGGGTTCCATTTGGAACAGGGAAGCGCAAGCCCTTGAGCCGCAAATTGAATACTGGCGGCGAGCGCCCTGCTCAGACCGGAGAATCACGTTTCGGGGTGGCGTCATGGGAAGGCGCCGAACCCGGCCTTGGCGATGAGGCTGATGCCGAAGTACTCGCGCGCCTTCTTGCCCTTGTAGTACGGGAAGCCGGCGTTCTTCAGGTTCTCCTTGAAGGTGGAGGTGGTGCCGGGCTTGACGCCCGCCGCCTTGGCGAAGTCGCTCCATGACCGATACAGAAAGCTACTGGCCGTCGACAGGTCCTTGTTGCCGGGCTCGCAGATGCACTCTTCTGCCTGCCACTGCTTAAACACGTCCTGATCGCTGAAATACTCCTCGGTCGCCTCCTGCACGGACTTCGGGCGGACCAGGCCGTTGCGCTGCCAGTCGAGACAGCCTTCGACCATCCACTTCAGGATGCTCGGCGCTTCGGCGAGGAGCTTCTGCTCCAGCTCGCGATCCGGCGTGGCCGGCTTGAGGATGAAAGGCACGATGTTGAATCGCCGCCGAGCGGCTTCATCGACGTTGTGCAGGACCGGCTTGTGATTCCCGATCACGACCAGCTTGAATTGCGGCGTGTACGTGAAGAAATCGCGCCGCATAAAGCGTGCAGTGATAGGATCGCCGCCGGTCATCTGCTTGATGCGCGCTTCGGCCCATGCCCGGCCTTCCTCGGTTTCGGATGCGGTTACCAGACGGGCACCGGCCAGCATCGCGAGATCGGTCGGGTGCTTGTCGTTGCTGGAGGCGGTCAAGGTCTCCATCGCGGACGTGACGGCATAGTCCTTCAGGATCGAAGTGATGGTGTTGAGGAACACGGACTTGCCGTTGCCGCCGGGGCCATAGACGAACACGAGCGCATGCTCGCGCGTCACGCCAGTCAGGCAGTAGCCGCCGAACTGCTGCAGGAAGCGGATCAGCTCGCCGTCGTTGCCGGTGGCCTCATTGAGGAACTTCAGCCAGAGGGGGCAACCGGCATCATTCGGCATCACCAGCGTCGTCTTGGTGATGCCGTCGTCGCGGGAGGCGGCGCTCAGCATGCCGGTGCGCAAATCGACGGTGCCGCCGGGCGTGCCGAGCAGCCACGGGTCGCAATCCCAGTAGTCGATGGTGACGGCGACCTTGGGATCGTACTTGGCGAACCGCTCGACGCCGGCTGCGAAGCCGGTTTTGGAGATGATGTAGCGCTTGCGCGGGTCCTCATCCTCGGCGAGCCGCCGCGCCAGCAGGCGGGCCCAATGGAATGCGACGCCGGACTTGTTCTGCGCCCAGTTGACGCCGGTCCAGCGAAACCACGCCCCGTGCGAATGGCAGTATCGGAGATCGTCGGCATGGTCGTCGACAAACTGCTGGGCCGCGCTGTCCTCGGTGATGAGGTCGTTCGCGGCCGGCATTGCCGGCCTTGCCGCGTCGACGCGGCTGCCCTTGTAGCCGAGCCAGTCGGCGACACACGCGGCGATCTCCTTGCCGAAAATTCTGCTGATCTCCGGATAACCGAACGCGCGCTTGCCCTGCTGGCAGGCTTTGGCGGCATCTTCTGCCGTCTGCCGCCTGTCCTTGTGTTCGGTATCGCCCGCCGCCTTGGCGATGCCTTCGGCCACGCACTTGATGTCGGGTAGCGACAGGCCTGCGCGCGCCAGGAAGCCGCCCAGTGCGAGCGCGGCCTCATGGCGGCCACCCTGCTGCGGCCAGTGGCGGGCGAACAGGCAGGCCGCCGCGAGCCAGTGGACACGGATTAGGAGGTCGTCATCGTCGACGCGGGCGGGCTCGCCTTTCTCTTCCCAGAGGATATCCTCGCCGGTCTCGTGAACCGATCCGGGAAAAACGGTTTGCACGCCGGGGCCGACGCGCAGCTCGACGAGCACGGCTCGGTCGGACGAGCCGCGCCGCGTCGGGTCTTTGAGCCGCAACGCCGCCTTGTCGATCTTCGCCGCCAGCGATGTCTCGTAGAGCCGGTGCGATCCGCGCGCCGAGGCGCGGCCGAAGATCGCGCCGGTTTTCGGCAGGACATAAGATGCCAGCTCGATGGCTTCGGCGCAGTCGAGGTCGATGTCGGTCAGACCCTGCGATGTCGGGCCGAGCAGCACGCCGATGTTCATCGGCTCGAACTTGAAGTAGTCGCCGACATTGTCCCGCCCGATGACGCGATGCTGCCAGGCATCGTCGACCGGCTTCTTCGTCCTGAACGGCAACGGCACGGGGTTCCATCCGCGCGCGATGTAGGTGTGGGCGATGTTGAGCGCGGTGGCCTTCATGTGGATCATCCCCGGGCAAACCGGGCGGGCACGACCGCCGCGTCGGTGAAATGCTTGCAGGCGGGGGCATCGTCCGGGACCTTGTCGCCGGCGGCGTTGGTGAGGGCGCCATATTTCCGGCATCGCGCGGGCTTGATCAGGCCGCCAAACTTCCCGCGCTTGGCGTAATAGTCGTGCGGGCCGCCGTGGTCCCAGTGCTGGCACTCCCGGCACGTCTTCAGCTCCGGGCCGGTGCCGGCGAAGTGCGCCATGCCGGCGAAGGTCGCGCGGGCCATGCCATCGCATGGCCCGGCGGTGAGGTAGCCCTGGATCGGGTCCTTGAAGAGGGTCATAGATTTGCCCCGACGCATTAGCCGATGCCGAAGGTGTCGGCGGCCTGGGCGGCCTTGTTCGCCTTGCCCTTGTCCGCGTTCTTCGGTTTCACCGAGAGCGACATGTACTTGTCGCCGTTCTTGCTGGTGTTGATCCAGCCGTTGATCCACATCTCGCGGCCCGCGACATTGATGGTGCCGGTGTAGTCCGGGTCGCGCTCGCCGTTCTTCTTCTGGTTCTTGAAAAGCGCGCCACGGTTGGTGCTGTCGTGTTGCATAGCGGTCTCCTTCTCAATTGCATTGCCCTTGGCGGCGGAATTGCCGCGCAGGTCGTCAATGCCGCTGATCAATGCGATCAGCGGGTGAGGCTGCGGGCTTGCAATGGCGGGGGAGAATTGCGAGAAAGAGGGTCTTCAGCACTCAATTCGCAATTCCAATTGGTCCGCCGGCAAGCGGCCAATTGGTTACGCGACGGCTCCCTGCTCCCGGTCACGCAGCCATGCGGCGACGCCGCTCTTGCGATAGAGCGCGCGGCGGCCGACAGTGGTGAACGGGGGGCCCTTGCCTTCACGCCGCCAGCGGCGAAGCGTCGCGGCGTTGTGGCCCAGCTCATCGGCGAGCTGGTGCTCGTCGTAATACTCAGACAGCAGTTTGGCGGGTCGCGCCATTTCGGTAACCTCGGCGATCTCTCGATGATCTTGCCGGAAAGCTACGCACGTTCGAGCGCCGAGTATGCCGTCAATCCACAGCTCGCGAATTGACTATCTTCGAGGGCGGGATGGCAGCGGTGCGGTCGGCACGATGGTGAACCTGGCGGGCTCGCCGGGCTCGAGCGGTGGCGACGCGGGGCCGAAGCTGGCCATCAGCTCGCCGCGCTTCTTCTTCAGGCGATAGATGTATTGCTCGAGATTGGCCCTAATCCGGCCCTCGTCGCCGTCGTACTCAGGAATCAATTTGGGATCGGGCGTCGGTGATGTCGCGTTCTCGGCCACCATCAGGCGCGCCAGCTCCTTCACGTTCGGCTCCGGCTTCATCGTGTCGAGCCGGTGAAGCAATTGCAGCTCGTACATGTCGCACAGCTCTGGCGAGCCCGGCTCCCGGCAATAGTTCGAGAACATCACGCGGGTCTTCTCCAGCCCGTGATGGTGGTTGATCTGAGTGAACGCCCAGAGCAGGTGCAGTTGCGCGCCGTGTAGGGTCGAGACAGGCGGCAGATCAGCCTCGACGCGACGGCGCTCCTCGTGCAGCGGCGTCGCCACAAGCAACCAGTCACGCGCCGGCTTCTCGGCGGCATCCATCTCGTCGGTCATGGTTGGGCCTTTGCTGTGGATGTCCGGCCGGACTTGGTCAGGTTGATCGGCGCGGAATATCCGCGCGCGGCGGTTTCAGCTCCCGGACGAATTTGTCATCAAAGAGGCGGGGCAGCTCTTCCGGCGCGGGGATGCGCCGATCCTTTTTCGAGCGCTGCATGTACCGGCCTCCTGAGCCGAGCCCCACCCCATGCGGCTGGTGACGGCGGTGACGGTAGTGACGGTTTTTCCCATTACACCATACGCGCGCGCACGTGAGCGACAATCTGGAAAATGGGTCACCGCCGTCACCGCCGTCAACCAACGGCAACGATCCGCCGAGGCGCATGGCGAAGCCGGTGAAGGTGATCTGACCGAGAACCAGATCGGCGACGGCGCGTCTTTCGTCTCTGGCCATTGTGCGACGGCCGCGACAGTATAGATTGCGGCATAGTCAGCCAGAGATGCCGATGCCTGCATTGAAGAGCGCCCGACATGAACTCTTTGCGCAATTGATCTGTGAAGGCGCAAAGCGGGGCTGGTCACATGGCGCGGCCTATAGCCGCGCGGGGTACAAGGCCGAGGGCCACGCGGCCGAAGTTGCTGCTTCACGTTTGTTGAAAAATGTTGAGAACGGAATTGCCGCGCGCGTGCAGGAGATTGTCGGCAGGGGAGCGCGCCGAGCCGAAGTTACCGTCGAGAGCCTGCTTAACGAACTCGACGACGTCCTGGCAGGCGCTATGTCCAGTGGGCAATACGCCGCCGCGCGTGCGGCGATCGACAGCAAGGCGCGGCTCAAGGGGTTGTTCGTCGATCGCGTCGAGGTCGGTGCCGCCGATCCGTTCCGGGACTGCGACACGGGTGATGAAGTAATCGATAAGGTCATTGCTGAGGCCGGTGGTGCTCACGTCTTGCTTGAGCAATTGCGTGAGTTTGCCGAGAAGATCGAACACCGAGCGGCACTGACTGCTGTGGTCGTACCCGAACGGACCAAGCCGCCGAAGGCTAGGCTGCTTACGGCCGACACATTGCAGAGAAAGTAATAGAACACCTCAAACCGATCGGCTTGCTCGCGCTCGCCGGCAACCAAGGGCGGGGCGAACTCGTGCTCCGTGATCGATACTCACCGGAGCGGGGGGCCGGGACTGAGCATGTCATGAGGTCGCTTCGCTATACCAGGGTTTGGCCCGTGCTGCGCCGGTTCGCGAAGCGCCCCAGGTCGCGAGGTCCGACTCCGTCCGAGCGGCTGCGCATCCCTTTCCATCAGCGGATAGCGGCAAGAGCCCGTTGACGGCCTGATCATCTCCCGTTACAATTCTTTCAATGTCCGTTGTTCGGAACGTAACGAGACAGATCATGACAGCCCACGGCAAGCATGTGGCCTACTACCGCGTGTCGACCTCGCGCCAGGGCAAGAGCGGCCTCGGCCTGGAAGCGCAGCGGGTGGCTGTCGCTGCCTACCTAAACGGCGGAGACTGGCAGATCGTCGGCGAGTTCACCGAGATCGAGAGCGGCAAGCGCTCCGATCGGCCGGAGCTGGACAAAGCGCTCGCCGCTGCGCGCCTGCATCGTTGCCCTCTGGTCGTGAGCAAGGTCGACCGGCTCACGCGATCGGTCAGCTTCTTGTCGCGACTGCTCGAAGCCGGCGTCGATGTCCGTTTCGCGGACCTGCCGCAGATCGAGGGCGCGACCGGCCGTTTCCTCCTCCAACAGATGGTCGCGGTTGCCGAACTGGAAGCCGGCATGATCAGCGCCAGGACGAAGGCCGCGCTGAAGGCGGCGAAGCGGCGCGGCGTGAAGCTCGGCGGAGATCGCGGCGTGATCCCGACTGCGAAGGTCCGTGCCAAGGCTACGGCGGCCCTGGAGGCGCGCGCCGACGCGAGGGCGGCGCGGACATCATGCCGACGATCACCGAGCTACAGGCGGCCGGCGCAACGGCACTGCGGGCCATCGCAGCGGGGCTCAATGCTCGCCGCATCCCAACAGCGCGCGGTGACGGCGAGTGGAGCGCGGTGCAGGTGAAGCGCGTGCTTGATCGTCTGCCTTGATGGGCGAGGAGCTGCGCGCTGCGCAGAAGCTGCGCGCGCGCGGGAGTGCGCCGGCCGCAGGGGCAGGGGAGAGATCGACCTTTTTCCCAGGGGAGCCGTCTCCACTCCCACCCCCCCGCTAATAGAACCGGGACTCAAAAAATTCGATCTCGCATCGCTGTCAAAAGGACCCGGATTTTTACATCAGATATTTTTCCGGGACTCCTTCCATCCGGTGGTCATCTGCGCACTGGTCCACATCTGCGGTTGGAGTGCCCTGTAAGATTTGCAGCGCGCACCGTCCATGCGTTGGCGCCGCTGCGCGGCTCGCGGAGTGCGGCCAGAGGCTCAAACGCACGGGCGGGCTTCCCTGGGGATAGCGTCAGCTGGTGTATGCCAACGCGGAGTGATGCGGCGATCCAGGCCGTGTACTCATCCACGTGATCCTCGTGCATGTCCCTCATTTGCAGTTCGGGCAGCGACACCATCGGTGCGGTCGTATTTGCATTCCGGGCACGCCACGAAGCCACGCTGCCAGTCCTGCGGATACACCGTGCGCTTGACCCCGCACACATGCTGTATTTCGTACAGCAGGACGCCCCGGTGTTGTCGCGGCTGCGCCACCACCCGCCAGCCTTCCATGACCTCGCCGATGCGGTTTCTGGCGGTTTTCATTTGCCAGCTCGGTAGCGACGCGCATGTGATGCCGATAGTCACGTGCCGCAGGGGAAGATGATCGTGACCTGACAGAGCAAGCCGTTAACGCGCGGCAGCTCGTCACGTTCCGAACATTCCCGCAAAAATTGCCTGTTTCTCCCGAACGATGATATCGCGTGCGTAAAGACCTTCATATTGGCCAGGATGTCGCACGAACAATCCGGTCAAAACCAATGGCTCCGATGTCCGAGTTGGGACAAAACCGGCAAGTCTCAGATTGAGAACAACAATTCCGCTTCGCCCTCGAAAGCGGGCTAGCGGCCGATTGCATTTCGCCGCTCTCAAGCACTCGGCGCGCGCGATGACGATGGCTTTGCCGACCGCGATCCAATCATCGAAGGTTGTCTGCCCGCGCCGGCAAAGTCACGCCCACGCTTCGCGGGCGGCGGCGATGGTGTCGTCGCCGCTCACCAGCCGATGCCAACCTGCAGCGCGACCAGCGTCACCTTCGCGCCGGCCTGCGACAGGCTATTCACGGTCAGGCGATACGCCGCGATGGGCAGCGACGTCAGCGACGTGATCTGGTTCGCCGCCGAGGTCGACGACGCGGTGATGATCTGATGAATGTTACGAGTGGGTGCCGGGCGGACTAACCGATTTCGGGATTGGGTCGGTGCATACTCCCACGCCACATTCCACCGCGCCGGCCTCGAAAAATTTTCATCCGCCAAGCGTCTCAAATGGGACCCGCTCTCACATTCAGAGATTTTTTTGGAGTCCCATCTACGCATCCAGAATTTTTCTGGGACTCCAGCTCGGGCGGCACCGGCTTCACATGCCGGGGGCGAACAAGCATACCGCAATTGCGGCACCCTCGTAGGCTAAAGCCTCAAAGTTGCTCAAGGTCAGCATTGACAGCGGTCAACGCGCTCGCGACCTACGCCAAGATGGCTGACGATGACAGCCTTTGCATCATGGCGCATCGCATCCGGGCGAGGGCCGTTCGCCGCACGGGCGAGCTGCTCAAACAGTTCAACAATACAAGGGCAAGGACCGATCTGAACTTGGTCGTTGTCGCGAAGCCATTCGGCCATGATGACCGCAACGCTCAAGAAATCCGCTCGCGCCCAACTGCGCTACGCTGGCGGTATGGTTCTGGCCCAATGCGGCCCGAAGTGACAAACGAGGCCGGCGGATCGTCCCCGCCGGCCTCGTTCACCATGTGATGGGGCTCTACGCCGGTCGATCAGCCACACACCTGGACGGGCTGGGTGTGCCAGCCGTGAGCCGTATGCACGGGTTTGTCGATGAGATACCGACCGCTATTGATTGCTGCGGCAAGCGCCGTATCGCCCGCGTAAGCGCAAGGATTGGACGCGGAAGCGTCGGAGCCGTCGCCGTAGCGGTTTCCGTCGCCGTAATATCCTTGGGCGTAATCGCCTTGGCCGTAGCCGCCGCCACCGCGCGCCAGTGCCATTGTCGGCGAGGCCAAGGCCACAGCCGCCAATAACGCGATAACAGTCTTGCGCAACATTAGGTT